CAGACTTAAGAAGCAATTTGGCAGGATTAAGTTGTCTCGCTTTTCGCACGGACTTAGTAGAAGGGAGAAACCCATATTTCTCTTTGTACTTCGCTCTGTACCTTCTATCTATTTCGCGAGCTTTCTCTAGGTTGTTTTTACGCCACAAACTTACCCTTTGTGAAGGTGTTAAAGCCATTCTTGTCTATCCTCGTAACGTCTGGCAAATATCGGTGCCTACCGGACACAGCTTTGGGTTTCGTATCGCTATCGATCCTATTTCTAGCCCATCAGGAATACCACGTTACTGCGACTCCATTGTTCCGACTTCGCAATGGCGCGATAACCAAGAGCATCCCCCGTCCTATAAAAACGGCTTACTGCCATGGTATTCGTGGTGGACTAGCTCGGTACTGCCCCGAGGTCTAACGATCCTCTATCCAAAGGTTCAGCGTCATCCTTCCCAGTCAAGGGAATTGGCTTTCTCACGGGGCGGGCGCTACCGCCTTTTTTAGGCACCTAGGAAATTGCGCTAACGGCGAGGCGATCTACCTCCCTTCCCCTTTAGGCTCGTCCGTCCGTAGACGGGGCCTTAGTCTCTCAAACAGGGGCCGTGAGAAATCTTGGAGCCGACTGGTTGACTTGAACAACCCACTGCGAGGTACGAACTCGCTGTTTTGCCTATCTGGAAACTAAGCCGGCCTGAATTTCTGCCGCCGCCCGATAATCGCCTGCTCTGCGTCGGACTCGCATGCCTAAATCCCCGATACGGCAGATAAGGAAGCGGGCTCGGGCGACACCCACTTGATTCATAGAAGATGGAGTCTTTTGCCACCTTTCTTTATATTCGGTATCCGCCAAAGCGGGCGCAGGTTCGTTAGCGCCCACGCAGCCTTGAAATCTGGATCAGACGGCGTTTCAAACGAAAAAGAGCAAAGCGGGACGATATGGTCTACGTGCCACTTCCCGTAGTTCTGCCAATTCATCTTTCCGGTAAATTGGCGCTCTAGATGGACAATTAACTCTGCAAGAGAATAGCCAACCAATGATTCCCATTTCTGCCCTTCTTTTTTCCCCTTAAGACAAATATGCATCGCGCTACTAATCGCATCGCGCAATCTAAAACTAGGAGACTGTTTACGCCTCTGATACGCAAGTCGCCTTGTCTCAAGATATTGTTTTCTTTTTCTTTTTGGCCATCCGTTCGTCTGCCAAAGAGTCCCAGCGGCCTTCCTTTTCCTATAGTATTCTCGACTTGCCGCATTTGCCTTTTCTTTGTTCTTGTGATGGTAAGCCCTTGCTGCTTCTAGTCTTTTTTCTTTTTGCTCTGGCTTTTCGATATATTTCCGATAACGCTTCTTATGGTAAACACGCCACTTTTCTGGGTCACGCTTACGATAAGCAGCCTGATACGCTCGTTCACATTCCCTGCAATGACCTCGCAATAGGTCACCACGCCAATGCGGCACGAAAAATTCTACTGTAGCTGGCTTCGGAATGCCACATTTAGTGCACACCCGAATACCAGCCACAGTACTGTTTGCTTCACTGTTCATGGAACAAACAGTGAACGTTCACATCCACAATGTCAAACAGCACGCCCTATCCTAAGTGGCTTTATCCACAGAAAAATAAGGCGTCAGACCCTCCAGTACATCCGTGGAGGGCCTAGTCAGGCTTCGATCATGATTTGAAGTGGAACCGTGATCTCTGCCTGTGATTCGGCAGAGTTTCCCCTACCGTATTAAATCCCGACCTCGGGATTCATGCCACACAACGACACCGGGCGTTCCCGATGCCAACAGTTCGTGGCGGATTTACGTGTCGCAAACTTCATCCTTGTATTGAACCACACTTTTGACGGCAAGTCAAGCACTTTTTTTGCGACCAAACCTCGAAAATGGTGTCCCGTGGCATGTATCCGATGCCACGGGACCGCTTAATCGCGACTTCACCCAATCCTCGGCGTTTAATACACGGTATAAGATTCAGGACGAACGTTCTTCCACTGAACTACGGCCGCACAGGTTTTGGAGCGGCCGACTGGATTTGAACCAGTGTCTTTCGAGCTTTTCACCATGCACCTTGATAGGATCAGCGCGACAATGCTCAACTTGGGGTGAATAATCTGAGATTGAACGAACACGGCTTTAGACCGCCCGTCTGCGTTCCGGCACCCCCGCTCAGGTTTTGGTGCGGGGGGAAGGACTCGAACCTTCACGTTCGTCTTTCAGTTTCACAACAAGCTTGAGCTTGTTCGTTAATCTCCCAACAGATACCCAAAAACCGCACCACCGACAGCCGGCGATGTGACCTCATCGTGAATGTTCGCTGCCTCGCGAGCCTCTTTCACAGCCTTGAGCAACTTTTCAACCCGGCTGGCAATGTCTTGCTTTTCCGGCTTTGGAAGTGCGCCGCTATGTTTGACCTGATGCCAAAACCCGGCGATCACATCCTCGGTTGTCATCTGAGTCTGCGCCGGATGCTCCGGTGTAGCTGGATAAAGAACGATTGGCTTCGAAACCTTCTTGGTCCGATGCGTCGAGGTGGCCTCAGTCTTATACAGGCCAGAGTTGGAATCCTTGCTCCAAGTCTCGGCCTCATCAAGAACCGGCATATTGGCGACCAAAGTACGAAGATCGGTCAACTGCTTTTCCAAAAATAGCAGAAAACTGACTGGCGCCCCAGAGATCAGAACTTGGTCATCTACCACCACATTCGCAGTAGCGACGCAGTTCGTCCAATCCTTACGGGCAGTGACCTCCATCAATTCAGTCATTGACCGCTCGACCGCGCGCAACACCTCATCACCGATGAACTGGACGCGCTTCTTTTCAGCCGGCAAATCCTCGCCGTCCTCATCCTTCTTTTGATATGTCTTAGAAAAGCCGTTGAACAATTCAGGCTTCTGGATAGCCTTGTTCAAGTCGGTCAATTCACTGTAGACCCTTGATTTGATACCCTTTTCGATCGCGATAATCTGATTCAACTTTGCCATGACATTCCCCTCTCTCATTTCCAATTGCTGCCATAGATTTCAGCAAAAGTCAAGTAACCTCAACTCGGGACGCGGAAACCACTTGCATTACGATGCCCGCCCCCACCGTATTGCTTCGCCACCTCGCTAACGTCCTCACGACCATCCTCTGATCGAAGTGAATAGGTCTGCTCACCGTAGGCATCCACGATTACCGCCGCAAACGGAGCGTCAGGGTACTTTTTCAGCAATTGGTGCGCCAGATCGCTTGTGAACGCATACGGCGCATAGGCTACTGGGACTTCCCACTTGCCGATCTTCTTGAAGATTGCGGTTTTGACCATATCCTCAATCTGTTGGTCGAAGAATTGCTCGATGCAGTACGCCTGTTGCATGAGAACGCTTGGGTTTGCCTTCATAAACTCGTAAACGCCGTCCCAAGACTCAAAACTGTACGGCACGCTTCGCAGATACAACCCAAACGCCCGCGACCCTTCCAACTTGAACCGCCACAGGTCCCGGTCCTCGACAAACTGCACGAGCATAGGGCATTCCTCGCCAGGGAAGCAGAAATCCCATGCCATACGCGCGCCGGAACGGTCCATATCGAAGTTTGCAAGAATTGATTGAGAGGACGGATACATATCTGCCGTCACATACGTCAGATTTTCAGGGACGATAAACTCTTGCAAATCAGCCTTTGCCGTTTTGTGATGATCGGCTATCACAATTGATTTCGCCCGTTCCGCCAGTTTCCGGCACACATCTGGCTTGAACGAGAAGTCCACCACCAGCAGATTCTTGCTAGTCAGGTCTACATCCGGCAGTTCCAAGCCATAGTTAACCGGCTCGCAGACTACATCCGGCCACTTACGCTTGACTACCCAGGCAGCCGCAAAACCGTCTGGGCAATCCTTGTGGTAAAAGCAAACGTCAGGCTTCCACATCTTTTTCCTCTACAATCTCATATTGCACATCGGGAGGGTCAGTCTTACTACCGGCCTGCCACCGTTGAATTGCGTCCACCGCGAACCTCAGATAGTAATCCCGCTCGTCATCCTCAAAGATTCCATCCCCTCTTGGACCAGCCGAATAAACCATTGTCCCAGCCACATCTGGGCATTCTACAGTAAAGCAACCGTGCCGCAGCCTAAGATACCCTACCTGTTTGTCGCCATCATAGGCATCGTATTGCTCAGGACAAGCGTAGCAAGTTCGGAATAGGCGTATCATTTCAGTTAGGCATTCCCAGCGCCGCGCCACAACAGAATGACCAGGATCGCAAACACCCCGAACATGATAAGCGCGCCGAATACGTGTTCAAACATCGCACATCCCTTGCATTTTATCGTCGTTTTGTCAACCATACTCGCCGCATTACGCACACAATTCGTACTTTATCCCGATACCGTTCCCAACCGATGCACTACCTCACCCTCCCGCCGATGCAGTTCGTGCACCGCCTCATTTGCGCTTTTACACGCCATGAAGACACGTTGGCACTCGGCGCCGGTCTGCGGGATGAAATGACGGGAGGTCGTGTAGCCACGAATCAAATAGCGATACTCATCCCCGTAGAACGATACGAACATTTCCTCGGTTGCCTGTGCATTGAGAGGGCCGATTTCAATGTCATGGTCGATCCGGCCAGGACGGATAAGGGCTGGATCGAGACGATCCTTGTAGTTCGTGGTGATGAAGACAACCATTCCTTCTGGCGTCGCAAGTCCATCAAGTGTATTGATTAGATGGTGCAACGCTGTTTTTGCAGAAATGGACTTGATTTCCAATTTACCAGTCAGTGTTGGCGGCGCCGGCATATCTTGCGGACTCTCATCCCGAGATATCGCAAGCATATCAATGTCTTCAATCGCGACAAAGGCATTCTCTGGAATATTAGACAAAAGTTGCCCAACATTAAGAACGTTCGTCATACTAGCTACGTTACGATTGAAGTGCGATGAAATCGCATAAATCAGGCTTGACTTGCCACACCCCGGAGGACCTGAAAGCAAAAACACCTTCTTATACGGCATCCCCCGACGACGATACCAATCCTCATTTGCAAAGAACCAATCGATTTCATTGATGATATCCTGCTTCGTTCCATTGTTGCAGAATACCGTATCAAGAGGTCGCTTGCGTTTCTTTGTTGAATAATTCCATGATGCTGCCACCGAAAGATAGACAGTAATATCATCATCATTCTTAGGCGCCGCCGCTTCCTCTAATATTTTCTCCAACAATTTTGTATTACGAGAAAACAAGGTCGCATGTACTTGTTCGAACAAATACAATTTACCATCCATTAACTGACGGTGGAAAAATACCAATCGTCCACGATAGAACCCTATCGATGAGCCAAACCCCGCACCTAGCGTCCTGCCAGTCTTTTGACTAATCGCGTAACTACGGCAGAACAGTGGAACCCTTGACTTGCTCAGAATCTCTATTACCTCTTCATAAAGATAGGCTTCGGAAGTCATTGTAAAATCAATCGTCAACATACGACGAATTGAATTGTAGATCGTTGACGGAATAGCCTTCGCTAGATACAGAAGAGAGCCAAACAGAAGCGTCCCTACGCCACCGACCAAGATAGGATTAGATGTCGCCCAAGTGATTGCGTTGTCAAACATGCCCCACCTTTCCCATCATTTCCACCGACAAATCCGCTTCCGTCGCCTGCCCCAAGAACTCCAACAACACCTTAATCCTGTCCCTCGACCGCGCCGACTTCACCCGAGCTATCAGCCCCGCAAATGGCCCCTCCGTGATCTTTACCGCGTCCCCCGACTTCAAGCCAGACATCGGATCGACCCTATCGAACACCCCCGCACGCTGGAGATTGCGGAACACATCGATTGTGGATTGCGGGACCTTTACCAACTTCCCGGCGTTCTGTAGTAGGTGCTCGATCCCGTCGATTGCGATGATCTTATGGTGGTCCGTCCCTGCGTCGAAGTACGCGAATAGGTAGCGTGGGAACAGCGGTCTGGCCATGACAGCATGTTGCCGGCGCTTTACGCTCAGTGGCCCGCGTATCCTTTCTACGGGTAGGAACGCTTCGAACCCTGCGGCTTCAATTCCCAACTTTGCACGAGCCTCCCCCTGCGGCGTGCAGAAAGCACAATACCATTGCTCCACTTAGTTTCCCCCATTTTCCGCGACGGCTCTTTCAATCGACCATCGCGTATTCCAAGCCTTCCCTGAGTTCCAAGTTTCTCCGGTTTCAAGGCTACAGCCACACATAGTACAAGCCACGATACAGGAACGAGCGTGCGTGCCCTTCCGTTCAAACTCTGCGGGACTGCCGCAAAATGGACATGGCGCAAGGTCAGCGTCGTTAAGGTCGCTCATTGCCTAACTCCCGCTGCAACTTGTCGATCGCCCGCAGCTTAATCTTGGCCTGCGCTGGAGTCGCGCGCTTGGCGAGGGTGGTCATTCGGCTACCCATTCCTCTTCTTTGGGTTCCTGAACGATACGTCGTGCCCGAACCTCAACCTCAACGACCCCGCAAGAATCAACGCACAGATGATTTTTCTTAAGATCGTCAACGCTAGGATAGACCATACTGCCACCACTAGCCGCCCCGACTTCGTATTCATACTCGATCAGGCACATATAGCCGATTACAGGGCTATTGATGTCGTCTCTGTCCTCTCTGTTCATGGCAACGATAGGCTTTTCAGACATCTCTCGCCCTCCGCAGTGCATTTCGGCTGGTTATTATCACAAACCCGCCTCAACCCGGCAACTTTGGCCACTCCCCGACTTAGAGGCACCTTCTGCAAGCATCGCTAGCCCGCGATGGAGAATGTTCCGGGCAGCATTAACGTCGCGGTCATGAACCGTTCCGCAATCACTGCACGTCCACTCTCTTATTCCAAGGTCTGCGATACCTCTCGGCCGCGAAGTAGGCAAACTGCCACACTCCGAACAGACTTGGGAACTAAATGCCTCAGAGACTTCAAGCGTGCTGCCGCCATTCCTAATGGACTTGTACGACAGCATACGTTTGAAATCCGCCCAGCCGGCGTCGTGAATTGACTTCGCTAGATGGGTCTTGGCAAGTTTCGACGGACCGATGTTACCTACTACTATCAGTCCGTATTCTTTGGCAATCCTCGTACTCGCCTTATGCAGAAAATCCTTGCGCCGATTTGCGATCTTGCTATGGGTCGCTCGCGCTCTCTTGCCTTTCTTGGCTCGTTGTGCGGTCGCAATGGCAGCTTCGTTCTTGCGATAAAACTGCGGTGCCTCAACAACATCGCCATCAGACAAAACAGCCAAATTCTTTAGACCAAGATCAATGCCTACTTTCGAATTAGACGCAACATTTACGCAGTCGATCTCAATTGGGACGTTGATGTACCAATGGCCTCGGTTATCTGCATTAAAACTGCCAGCTCCAATTTTTATCCCAGGTATAAGCAAATCACGCAAATGCATAGGCTCATAGCAAACGCCACGAAATTTAAACGTTTTACCATCAAACGACACTCTAGACGTATTAAATGGAACCCAACCTAACGATTTCTTCCCCCGCCACCGCAAATACGGCATTTTGACTGCAAATCTGCATTTTACATAACGAGCACAAACGCGCTGAATGGTGCTACTATGTAAATTCAACTCCAAATAAGAATGTGAAGTTAAATTCATCAAATCAAACGCCGACAACCATCGATCCCACCGCAGCATGTGCCGTTGGGCCTCATTGCAGTAGTTCCATACCGCATTGACTGCGCGAGCCTGCCGATTAAGTTCTGCGGCGTGCTTATCGCGAAGGCGAAGTTTGATCGTCAAGTGTTGTTTCATACGGCATCCACCACCACGTTCCCCAAATGTCCACCATAATTCGTGTGAGCACAAGCCCCCAGTAGAACCCCATCGCGGTTATCCACGCCTCAGACGGTATTCCACGTCGTTCCAGTCGTCCCCGTCGTGAAGTGGAATTTTCAACTCTACTTGGTATTTAGTTACCAGTCTTTTAGCCAGAACGTGCGCCGCAGTCTGCCCTACGAAGTTCTTATCGTTGTCCGCATAGATCAGGATTTTCTCCACCCCCGGTGGAGGCTCCCATTGGCTTAGTCCCAGATCGTTGATTGCAGCCCATACGGGGACGCCTGAGAGCGTTGCAGCAGAAATCGCAGTCTCGATACCCTCGGCTACGCCCAACGCATCCTTGGGCTCGCCAAGACGTACAGCGCCACCCTTCGGAATGCTCCCCGGCATCATCTTGCGGGGGGTCTCTACCGGGGCCTTCTCGCCTTCCGGGGTCAGAAACGTCCGGTGAATGTTGATAGGCTTTCCGCTCGCATCCCGGACCAGTGCAATCATGCCAGAGAAATATTGGGGCGGATCGTCGGCGTACTTCATCGTTTCAACGTAGCGGAGGTCCTTCGGGAATTTCGTAAGCCCGCAGCGCCGATTCAGCCACTTCCCCGCCGCATCGTTCAGCGTGATCAGGGCGGACGCCTTCCACAGCCCCCGGTACATTTCCTTGGCGGCGTCGGGTGATTGCTCCATGACTTTCCTCGGGCGTGCTTGGCCGATTAGCGGCTTGATTAAGTTTGCGGCGTCATTGAACGAACACCGCTTCATTTTCATGACTAGGGTAACACCATCCCCGGCTCCGCAGTGTGTGCAGAACCACGTACCACGGCCCTGCTTGTTGTCGAACCGTGCGCGATCTTTGCCACCACACAGCGGGCACGGTTGATGCTTCCCGGTTAGAAACTTGGACGGAACGCCGAGCGCGGGGAGGATTTCATGCCAGCGGTTGCCGACTTGGTAAACGAAAGCCTCACTCATCGGGTGTTTCCTTCTCGGGCTGGGCGCACTCGCCTTCACAGCAATGCACAATGCCCCAGCCCTCACACGTCGGACAAGGCACCGTCGTAAACTTCTCAGGCCGAGGGTCGATAATCAGAACTCGGTCGCCATGGCACGTCCCGCAAATCACGCCCGCGCTCCTGCGTTCGCTGGATTTTTACGACTTTTCGCAAAAGCAATTTGTCGCGATTTAATCCACGCCTTCACCTCGACATCGACCATGCTGGCCGGTGGAGTGTTTTTGATTGACGGATCAGGCCAGACCCCAAACTTTTCCTTGTAGCTCCACGCCGACCACCCAGGCTTCCTACCGTGCAGCAATCCATAGGCTTTCAGTTGCGCAAGGAAGCGTGTCTTCTCGGCCATCGTATAATTCCTGCTTGCCCCCTTCTTTTGGTAAACCGGCGCATCTGGATTGATTTCCATAAGTTCGCCGTCGCGCTCGATCGTCCCCGAAACAACCTCTGGTTTGAACCCGCAATGTGGGCACGCCGCATGTCCCTTTGGTCGCAAGGCTTGGCATGACGGGCATTCCTTTGGTAGCCGAACGCGCCTCTCAGCCTTCGCCTTCGGTAGTCCGTCGTCCAAGCCATCGTGGTGAATATCCGTCACGAATCCCATGCGCATTGTCGTGTCGGAATGGTCGAGGATCAGCGCGTGTTCCTTCCCCGGTGCCGTCCGCAACGCGCGCCCGATGATCTGCACGAACAGCATTTCTGACCTCGTGGGCCGAGCCAGGACTAAGCATCTAACATCCCAGTCCACTCCCGTCGTCAGCGTCCCGACGTTGCAGACAACCTGATAGGCCCCATCATGGAAGCCCTTGCGGATCGCGCGCCGTTCATCATCCGGCGTCCGTGCGTCCTGGTAGGCTGCTTTCACGCCAGCAGAGATAAACCTTTCCTGCAATGCCTTGGCGTGCGCGCAGTCCACCCCGAACACCAGCGTCTTGTCCTTGCCCCATTTTTCCTGCCACGTCCGAACGATGTCCGCCGTCAACGTACCGGCCTGCATCGCGTCCGAAAGTTCGCCCTCGTGGTAGTCGCCAGCAACGATCTTCACGTCGCGCAAATCGGGATGGCCGGTCGCAAATACCCGAAATTTCGAAAGCAAACCCTTGTCGATCAACTCCCGAGTCGTCGCCGCAATCAGCAGGGAATCGAAATACTTGCCCAGCCCTTTCGTCCACGGAGTCGCACTCAAACCGATGAACGGCACGTCTTTCCAGCCAGGTTCGAGTAGCCATTTCTTGTGAAAATCATGCAGCACATGACATTCATCGATCACGACAATCTGCGCCTCGGGATACGCCCCCCGTCGCCGCAAAGTCTGCACAGAACACACCTGAACCGGCTTATCCCACGAGGTCAGTTCATGATTCGCCTGGATCACGCCAATGTCGCGTATTCCCTCAGAGTAAAACGCCTCAACAGTTTGATCTATCAGCGAAATACTCGAAACCACAAACGCCATTCGGTTGCCCTTTTTCTGCGCTCCCTCAACGATTGCCGCAGATAACAGGGTTTTCCCAGCCCCGGTCGGCGCCTGCAAAACAATCCGTTTCACGCCATGCCCGATAGACTGGCGCAATGCAACCAATGCGTTCTGTTGGTGGTCCCACAACTCGCGGTTCATGTACCCCTCCTATTACTCCTATCCATTCTTTTCCAATTGAGAGACTG